GCAGATGGCGCTTCCCGAGGCCCACTACCTGCTGGGCGTCTCGCTCGCCTGGCTGGGCGACCTGGACAACGCGCGCGCGTCGCTGCAGCACGCGCTGAAGTTGATGGAGAAGGCTTATTTATTTTAGCCGACATCCTTTATTGGCAAACCCGTGTCGGTGGGACAGAGTTTGCATATACAGATCAGGACCCAACAGCTTCCCTTCCCATTAGAGGGCGAACCAAAGACATGGATTTCGACTGGGATTGGGGACTCCGTATAGGACTTGGTTATAATTTTGTCCATGATAATTGGGATATCAGAGCGGTCTATACATGGTTTGATACCAATGGAAGCAATTCATCAAATGATTTAATGACAAGTCACATTTTCGAGCGAAGATCTATATCTGATGCTAATTGGAGGATTGATCCTGTAGTAATTCATCTGACAGGTAAACCAGGCGTTGGTAAATCCTATATTGTTGACAAAATTTGTGAAAAAATTAGTCAAAAATTTGGAATGAATACCAAAACGTCAGTTTACCAGAGATCGATTGCTACAGATCATTGGGATGGTTATCGTAACCAGTTAATTACTGTTATTGATGATGCTTTTTCAGATCAAGATGGTATTGAGGATCAGAAACAAGTTATTCAAATTTGTTCTAATGTTCCTATAGTACTACCTATGGCTGATTTAAGAGAGAAAGGTCGGATGTTTACATCTGACTTTCTCATCATCACTAGTAATTATCCAGAAAGATCTTTGGAGTGGAGTAATACATGCGTTAATAATGCTGATGCATTTTTGCGTCGTATTTATCCCGCTTTCCGGATCAATCGTTACGATAAAAAGACGAAAACCTACTCGATTGAGGAGGTTGTTCTTGAGGATTATGGTCTAGGTTCCAAAGTTAAACGAAATCTTGAATTAGATTTACGAGAACTTTTAGAACTTATAACGAATAGATCAATGGCAACTTTCAGAGAAAGAGCCAAATACGATTCATTCGTTGTGCCAGTCACCAAGAACGGACCTTTTCAACCAAATTTAGGTTATCGAATCCCAATTAATCCACCAAATCGTTTGCCTGAGGTTAAAGCTCATGCGATCCCAGAACCTTTAAAAGTTCGAATGATCACAAAAGCTGAAGAAGAATGTTGGGTTTTAAAACCTGTTCAAAAAGCAATGTGGAAGGCTTTACAGCATTTCAAATGTTTTGAGTTAACAGGAACTCCCAATATTGACCTCAACTTCATAAAATCATGGAAAGGAGATTATCTTCTTTCTGGAGATTATGAAGCTGCAACCGATAATTTGCACCAAGATATAATGAACTTGGCAATTGAAGAATTAGAGAAAGTTATTCCAGAACCTTTTCGTTCATGGATGAAATTTGAATCACAACCGCATATTGTGCATTACCCTAACTTCACAGGTCTCGACAGTATTGTCCAGACACGTGGTCAGTTAATGGGTAGTTTGCTTTCTTTTCCAGTACTATGTGTGGCAAATGCCGCCTGTATTGGAATTATTAAGAAGCAGAATCTCAATGAGATTCAAGCACTTATTAACGGTGATGATATTTTATTTCGTGAAACTGAACGTAAAATCCGAGCTTGGAAAAGACTCACCAAATGTATTGGTTTAAAACCATCAATTGGAAAGAATTACCAAGCAAAAGATTTTGGTTCAATTAACTCTCAACTAATCTTTCAACCTAACAAATATCAAATTCAACATCTTGCTACAGGTTGTTTTGGAGCAGTGGATAAGACAAGTAATTATTTGTCTAATTTTCAAATGGCTTTGAAATTAGAGCCTCATAATGAAAATCTCTTCATCCACAGAGCCAAAAAACTATTGAGCAAGACTCCCGAGTCCTTAGACGTCCCAGTTTCACATGGTGGAATCGGTTACGAATTTAGACAGTCACGTTTTGAACTT